CGTTGACCAAAGCCTCCCAAGAGATGTCAAACTGCTCGCCGATCTTGCGGACCTGTCGCGTGTATCGTGACATTGAACTTGGAGTGACGAGATACTCGCCCTTCTCTCCGACCTCACGCAACACTCCGCGTCCACCGTTACGTCGATACCGTGCGTGCGCGTTGAAGTTCGGGACCGTTCCCATCTTCGTGTATGCCGCGAACTCCGGCTGCACGATACCATACTGCGCCATCAGTTCCCGCTCGATTACCGTACCAAACAGATACGGGAAATCGGTGGTAGTGACAGCTTCCATCAGCCTGAATTGATGGCGATGCGGTCGCAAGTGAGGCGTGTTGTTGATCATGTCCATCGCCTCTTGAATACGCGCCTCGCTAAAACCCTGGCCGTTTATCGGTTTCCAATTTGCCCAATCTAATCCCGCCTCTGCAAACGTCTGCGTCATTACTGGCATATCCCTCACCCTTCCTTATTCGGAACCACGCCTGCGTCACGATGTTGCTTTTCCTTCACGTGTCGTTTCTTTGGGCGTCTTCCCCTTCCTTTTTTTCGCTGCGTCCTTCGCTCGCTTGGATCGCTTTTCTTTGGCATCCTCACGTTCCTTCTCTTCAATAGCCCTGTCTAGTTCACGCGCCTTCTGGCAATCCTGTGTCGTTACCTCAAGAATCGCCTTTTGGCCTTCGAGCTGGGATACCTCAGCATCAATCTTCTCAATCTGTATCTGAAGATCGCGCCTACTGTATGCCAGCTCGCCCAGATGAGACATAAGCCCTCGATGTCGCTGTCTAAGATTGTCGAGAACCAACGTGCTCCGCTCAGTCATTGAAGCCTCCTGCTATGCCAAGCTCAAGAGCGTCTCAGCGGCATTGGCGGCAAAATCTGTAAGAGCTGCTGCTGCCTGTGTCACGTGGTCCTTGCTAATACATCCACTGGCAAGAAGCACCTGAGTATCCTGTCCACCTGCACCGCCATTCAGCTCCATGATGCACGAGTTAAACTCGTTCTCGCACGCAACCGTGTCTGTGCTGAACTCCACGCCACCCTGGAACCACATACCATTGGCTCTGAACCTGTCGCCCACGTTATAACAATCGACGTAGACCAAGCCACTGATTTCGTTCCCGCCTAAGCCCTTACCGTCCATGTAGATCTTGATCAGACAGGCAACTGTGTGGGTCGAGACAAGTGACATGTCCGTGTCTGTTGCGTTGTAGAACCCGCAGTTACGGAAGTTGACAATGAGCTTCTTGCCAGCGGTCATGTTCGTGTCAGTGATCTGAACACCATTGACGCCATCAGCGCCACCGATCATCAGATTGGAGAAGATGCAGTTGATACCACTCGCACCGATTACCGCGTCCGGCGCAATCAGAATAGCTTCGTCCCCTGCCGATGCGTAGATAATCGTGGACTCGTGATCAGCCGACATCCCAGTAATCATCACATCATTGATGTCAGGCCATGCCAGCGAAGCCGCCGAAGTGTACTGCCCAGGCATCAGCATAATCGTCTTCTTTTCAGCCGTTACCGCAGCAAGCGCCGTGGCAAGTGTCAGGTACGGGAAGAAGAACGAGCCATCGCCATCATCGTCGCCGTCAAGCGAAACCCAGATGTAGCTATCGTTCGCGTACCCCAAGGCTTCCCATGCAGGATCTTGGTGCACCTTAACCGCGAGTACAGCAGCGGTTCCAGACGCGCCCAATGCTCCACACGCTACACCAAACGGAATCTGTGTCTCCGCAGTCTGGATCTTACTCAGTATGCAAGTCGTGGTATTGATATAGATGCGATCTCCGCGTGCGATTGCGGACGTTCCGCCGTCATTCGAGGCAACTACGTTCAGCCACCAAATACCCTCGGTGTCAACCGCAATCAGATCTGTTACTGCAGCCGCGCCCTTCATGGCAACACCAACAATCTTGCCGATACAGACAGGATCTTTACCGTCAACCATCCCATCAGTGTGGCTTGGGTGAGTTAGTACCGACTCTTCAAAGGTCAATACTCGACCCTCTCCGCCAGAGCTACACTGCTCACCTGCCAACTGCCCAGTGTTCACATAAATGTCTGTCGTAGGCATTCTCTACACCCCCCAGAATAGTTCAGCCAACCGTGTGGCCTCTTCCTTCGTCTTGCCCTCGGCAAAGTATGTGGCTGCTTTATCAACCACGCGTTTGTCGTGCGCTGCCGTCTCTTCAAGGATAGCCTCGCCGTCGCCCATGCCGGAGATTCCCGGCTTCTTGTGGGTGATGCTCTCGACGTATTCGCCTTCCGACTTGACAGCCTCTTCGATGAGAGTAGCCAGAGCAGCTTCGTCGAGCTTGCCATCCTTCATCGGCGCACCCTTCGTCAACGATTCGATCAGCCGTTTCTTCGTCACGTCAGGGAGCTTGTCGTGCTTCTTGTCGGCAAGTGCTTCAACGATCTTATCCTGCGCAATCCGCAAGGCGTGAGCCTCAGCAAGTTTCGTGTTGCTCTCAAGAAGCGCGTCTCGCTCCGTCGCAACAGTGTCTCGTTCCTGGGTCAAGGTCGTAACCTTCCCTTGGGATTCGGTCAACTGTTCTTGTAGCTTTGTGTCTGGCATCTTATCCCCCTCTCCTTTGGGTTCATCCAACCATTCCATGAATCGCGCTTCTTCTGTCCTGCCATCACTCTCGACAAAGCCAGCCGCTTCCATGAACTCGTTTACCTTTCCATCTGCAACCGCAGTTGCAGCTTCAAATGCTACCATCTTTCCGCCGCGTCCAGCCTGTGTAACGAAGTCGAACGTAGCCCCAGGATTGAAGCTCTCAGCTACCTTCGTCTTCTTCCCAGCAACTGACTCCATTACAACCGAACCGCCTGCACGGATAGACACGCCAATGTCGGTTCCCAGATCCTCTAGGAACGGTCGCCAATGCTCTGCTACCTTCACATCGCCATACAACCCAGGTCCAGCCGCGCCAGCCTTCTCATAGATCGGAGTACCGACCACCGATCCGGCAAGATCACGTAAGGATCTCTCCGGCCTGTCTTTCCGTTCCGTCCTACTCGGATGGTCGATGAACACCAAACCACCGTCGAAGGCATTAGCATCACGGGCAAGCTGATCCTCTTTGTAGAACGCCGATGATCCCTGGCCAGGACTGATCACCCGCACTCGTGCGATTCCTTCCTCGTTGATGAACTTCATTTCCCCTCCCACGGGATAAGCTGCCCCGCCTGCTCGACGAATGTCATATCGACCGGCTCGTTGGACTCTGCCGCTAAGTCGGCTGCCTCTTTAAGAACACGTTGCCGCTCTGCGCGGCCCAACTTCATAAGTTCAACAGCCGTGGCAGGATCTTTCTCACGCGCATCGTCGGCATCAAGCGCTTGCCGTATAGCTTCCTTCAGTGAAACAGTCTCAGGCATCTCACCCCTCCTACTTGCCTTTTCCCTTCCCGCTCGTTGTCGCACATCCACCGCGCCCACGATTCGACCTTGTTCCTTTACCGCTACCGTTCTTCAGTGGTGTTCCCTTAGCCATGTCTACTCCCTCGCTACTCTGTACCTAGAACTACACCGACATCCTGGGAATCGTGGCGGGTTCTGATCTCCGCTTGAGAATGCTGCGTCTGACTTGATCCAGTTATCACCAGCGTTCCTCTGGCATCCATCACTTACGTTGTTGTCTCCAACGGTCGCCCACGACTTCGCCATGTCGATACCTGTATCCGTAATCTCGTCAACTAGCTCACGCTGTCCATGCTCATAGGCTATGGAGTTCTCATTGATGGCAACCAAGTGCGCCCTAGACTGGATGTGCGCTTGCGGCTTCCCAACGGCAAACTCCTCAAACCTCTTGGAGATCTGCCGCGCCACCGTGTCGTAATCCTTGCCCTCTTCGATACCCTTGCTGACCATGTTGCGGATAGTCTCTTTGGTCGTATCGTTGACCTCTGTAACCGCCTCAGCCGCTCGCTCCTTAGCCCACGCGGTTGCCTTGGGATCATCCAGCGCGAACGCCTTCTGCATCGACAGCTCGTCGGCTAGATCGTCCCATCCAGCCTCTACACCATCACGCAGACCGTCAACTATGAACCGCTCGCCGTCGTTGATC